GTTACGAAGCCACTATCAATGGCACTCAGTTGTCAATTCAGAAAATTGAACTTCAAGCCAAAGAAGGCAAGATAGGATAAACCATGTCTAATTATTCAAAATCCACTAACTTTGCAACCAAAGATAACTTATCGCCTGGCAATCCTTTAAAGATTGTTAAAGGTACTGAGATCGATACAGAGTTCAATAACATTGCCATTGCTGTAGCTACAAAGACAGATAACTCCTCTGCCACAATTACAGGGGGTACGATAAATGGTGCAGTGATTGGTGGAACTACTGCCGCAGCAGGAACATTTACCAACCTTACTGTTAGCACATCCGCTACCATTGCTTCTGCCGCAATTAGTGCGGGGACAATCAATGGTGCGGTAATCGGTGGTTCTTCTCCACTTGCAATTACTGGCACAAACATTACTGCAAATACAGGATTTAGTGGCCCATTGACAGGTGCTGTTACAGGTAACGTCACAGGTAATCTAACGGGTGCTGTAACTGGTAACGTAACTGGTAACGTAACTGGCAACCTGACGGGCAATGTCACTGCGGCTTCTGGTACGTCAACATTCAACAATGTGACCATCTCTGGCTCATTGGATATGGATAGTGGTACATCGGCAACCATTACTGGTTTGGCAAGCCCTACAAACGATTCTGATGCGGCTACAAAGGGTTATGTGGATGCATTAGCTCAAGGTATTGATGCAAAAGCCTCTGTTGTTGCAGCTACTACTGCAAACATCACTTTGTCTGGCGCACAAACCATTGATGGCATCTCGATTGTTGCGGGTGATCGGGTCTTAGTTAAAGATCAATCTACTGCTTCTGCCAATGGTATTTACTTGTGTGCAACAGGTTCATGGACTCGCACAACAGATGCTGACACTTATGCTGAGTTGGTAGCGGCTTTTACCTTTGTTGAAAAAGGTACTGAAAACGCTGACTCAGGCTTTATTTGCACAATAGATGCAGGTGGGACATTGGGAAGCACATCGATTACTTGGGCGCAGTTTTCAGGTGCTGGTCAGATTACGGCTGGTGATGGTCTTACAAAGACAGGTAACACGCTTAATGTAGGAACAGCATCTTCTAGTCGTATTGTTGTCAATGGCGATAACATTGATTTAGCAACTTCTGGTATTTCAGCAGGCACTTACCAATCTGTCACTTTTGATGCTTATGGTCGTGCTACAGCAGGTACTAATCCTACGACTATTGCTGGCTATAACATTACAAATGCTTATACCAAAACTGAAATAGATTCGATATTTGGTTCAACTACTGCTGCTGCTACTTCTGCTTCTAATGCGGCTACAAGTGCTTCAAATGCATCGACAAGTGCCTCTAATGCTTCTACAAGCGCAAGCAATGCGGCTACAAGTGAAACTAATGCAGCAGCGTCCTATGATGCTTTTGATGACCGATATTTAGGTTCTAAATCTACTGCACCTTCTGTAGACAACGATGGCAATGCTCTGTTGACAGGTGCTTTGTACTGGAACAACTCAGTAAACACTCTGTATGTGTGGACAGGATCAGCTTGGACTCAAGCGGCATTTACTGCTAGTGGTTTTGCTACTTTGACAGGTACAGAAACCCTGACAAACAAGACCCTGACTTCTCCAATCCTGACTGCTCCCGTATTGGGAACGCCTGCTAGTGGCACTTTGACTAACGCCAGTGGACTTCCTTTGGGTACTGGTGTGACAGGAACACTTCCAATAGGTAATGGTGGAACAGGTGCATCTACTCTGGCAGGGGCTAATATCCCTGTTACCAATGTCGCTAATAGCTTTACTGGTACACAAACCTTTAGCGGCACATCATCTGCTCAAGCCATTGTCTTAAACGATGCAGCAGAGGTAGCTACAGTATCAGCAACTGCGGCTACTGGTACGATTGCCTACGACATTACAACTCAGTCTGTTCTGTATTACACAAGTAACGCAAGTGCTAACTGGACAGTTAACTTCCGTGGTTCTAGCGGTACTTCACTAAACACTTTGATGAGTACAGGTCAATCAATGACTGTTGCTTTCTTAGTCACTCAAGGCTCTACTGCTTACTACAACTCTGCTGTGCAAGTTGATGGCACTACATCTGGAGTGACTACACGTTGGTTAGGTGGTGCGCCTACTGCGGGAAATGCTAGTGGAATAGACAGTTACAGATTTCTTTTACTGAAAACTGGAAGTGCAACTTTTACAATTCTTGCTTCTGTAACACAGTTCAAAGCCTAATGAACACCGCTTACGTTTACACGCTGACTGACCCTAGAAATGGGATGCCCTTTTACGTTGGTAAGGGTGTGGGTAGACGTTGCCATTTTCATGCTTGGGAGGCTAAGAATTCTGACAATCCAACATATAAGCTGAACAAGATTCGTAAGATTCAAAGCCTTGGTTTAGACATTGTTGTGCGTAAGGTTGAAGAAAATGTAAGCCATGAGCAAGCTAAAGAACTTGAATGTTTCTTGATTGCTGAAATGCGTGAGTTTGGAATTGACTTAACAAACTTGACTGATGGTGGCGATGGTCGTGCGGGATATTTTGCTAGTCAAGAAACTATTGCCAAAACTAGACATGAGTGGACTAATGAACAAAAACAACGTATCAGCAATTCACTAAAAGGTAAAAGTAACCCATGTACTGAGCAACGCAGACAAGCTATTATTGCTGGAACAACTGGCGTAAAGAAATTAACAACAATCAATATGCGTAAGCCAAAGCGTAAAGAACAATGTCCACATTGCGGAATAATGGCAAGTGGCGGTAACTTAGCTAAGTGGCACATGAACAACTGCAAAAGCAAGGAATAACAAATGCCTTTACAAGCAACTAGCGGGGCGGCTTCCTACGATGCGTTCGGAGGAGGTACTGTTGCCAAAGTTAATTACATAGAAGATTTCTTTCAGTCTTATTTGCGGACAGGTACAGGTGCATCTGCTACTGTAACAACAGGCTTAGATGGCTCAACTAAAGAAACTTTGGTATGGACAAAATCACGTTCTGCCGCAACAAACCATAAATTAACAGACAATGTTCGTGGTGCGACAAAAGCATTAAGTAGCAACACCACAAGCGCAGAAGCTACAGACAGTCAAGGCTTGACGGCTTTTAGTGCTACTGGCTACACCATTGGCACAAACACAGACTACAACAATAGCGGTGCAACGTATGTAGACTGGCAATGGGTATCGCAACCAAAGTTTTTTGATGTGGTGACGTGGACTGGAAACGACACGGCAAGAACTATAGCGCACAACCTTGGCAGCGTACCCGGCTGTATTATTGTAAAAGCTACCTCATCGACGGCAAACTGGTATGTGTACCACAGGTCAACAGGAAATCAAGGCGTTACTCTATTAAACACTACAAATTCTGTATTTACGGGTCAGGCTGATGCTTGGAACAGCACGACTCCAACGGCTACTGAGTTTTCAGTAGGCAATGCGGTTGCGGTAAATTCTGGGGGCGTTACCTACGTAGCCTACCTATTCGCCCATGACGCAGGAGGCTTTGGCCTAACTGGTACAGACAATGTGATTTCGTGTGGGTCTTATACAGGTAATGGGACTATTCAAACTGTATCTCTTGGTTATGAACCACAATGGGTTTTAGTTAAAAATATATCTTCAGGCGCAAGAGGGTTTGGTTCTTCATGGGCTATACAAGACAATATGCGAGGGTTTCCCTCTGGTGGCGCAGCACAAACGCTTTACGCTGACCGAAGTGACTCAGAAGACACTAACACAGTAAATCCAAACGCTACTGGTTTTAGTGTTAGTTCATACAATGTTAATGGCGACACCTACATCTACATAGCAATTCGCAGAGGCCCGATGAAAGTGCCGACTGTGGGGACTAGTGTGTTTAGTCCTGACCTATATACTGGAAATGGCACTACACAATCAATAACTAGTGGTAGCCCTCCTTTAGATTTGGTTTGGATTAAAGGCAGAACTGGGTCTCAAAACCCTAGAGTTTACGATAGGCTAAGAGGTGCAACAATATCACTGATTCCAGAATTTGATTTTGCAGAATCAACTAGAACTGGAGGATTGACTGCATTTACACAAAATGGATTTAGTGTTGGTGCTAATGGTAATGAAAACGATTCGGGTGTTAGCATTATTGCTTGGGATTTTAAACGTGCGCCATCGTTTATGGATGTGGTTTGCTATACAGGGACGGGAGCGACTAATGCGGTAAATCATAATTTAGCTGCACCTGCTGAAATGATTATTGTGAAGGGGCGCAATTACACTGTCGGCTGGACTGTTGGAGCTAATCTGCAAGCCACACATATTACACTTGGATTAAATACTAATTCTGCACAAAATAATCCAGCAAGTAATCAATTTTATTTTGGAAATGGAACAGTAACGGTAAACCCGACTTCAACTCAATTTACAGTTAGAACTGCGGACATTAACCAAAACGGAAATACATACGTTGCCTACCTATTTGCAACCTGCGCTGGTGTTTCCAAAGTAGGCTCATACACAGGCACAGCAACAACACTTCAAATTGATTGTGGCTTTACAAGTGGGGCAAGATTTGTTCTTATAAAACGCACAGACTCAACTGGTGACTGGTATGTCTGGGACTCTGCTCGTGGCATTGTGGCGGGCAATGACCCGTATTTGTTACTAAATACTTCTACCAATGAAGTCACATCTACCGACTACATTGACACCTATAGCGCAGGGTTTGAGATTTCATCTACTGCGCCAGCCGAAATAAATGCAAGTGGTGGCACATTCATATTCTTAGCAATTGCTTGAGGTAATTAAAATGCAAATCAGAACACAATCAGGACAAGTCATGTACGAAGCAGAGTTTCGTGCATATCAAAAAGCCAATGGTGGCCCATCATGGGAAACAACAACAACTGAAGTCTTAACTGCTTTGGGTGCTGATGTAGTCTTTGAAGGCGCACAAGCTACTGGTGGGACTGTTTACCAATACTCTCAAGTCTCTGGTGTTGAGCAGATTGATGGCAAGTGGTACACAAAGTATGTGCTTGGCCCTGTCTTTGCCGATACTACTGTTGATGGCGTAACTACTACTGCCGCAGAGCATGAAGTGGCTTACAAGGCTACTAAAGATGCTGAACAGGCTAAGAGTGTTCGTCAGTCCCGTGATGATAAACTATCAGCAACTGATTGGAGATTTCGTAGCGATATGACACCTTCACAAGAGTGGAAAGACTACTGCCAAGCATTGAGAGATGTTCCTTTGCAGAGTGGCTTCCCTTGGACTATTACTTGGCCTGTTGAGCCACAATAAGGAGCAATCATGGCTGTAACTAGCGCACAAATTGTAGATTTTTTACTTGCTAATCCAGGCCTGACGGATGCTCAGATCGTTGCGTCTATGGAGCAATATGGGGTATCTCCTGAACAAATGGCTACGGCTGTTGGATTGGATGTGGGTGCTGTTGCGGCCCGTGTAGGTGCTGCCATTCCTCCAAATCAAGCTGTATTGCTTGGTGATACTTATGTTCAGGCTATCAATGAGGTAAGAGGTTCTGGTGAAGATCAGCAAATAGGTGGTCTTCAAAATGTCATTACCTATAAAGCTACTGATAACGTAGCAGGTGGTGCATATAACCAATATACACCTACTGGTGAACTTGAAAGAGCTGGAACACAACAAAAAGTTGCAGGATCATTTCTAGAAGGGCTAGGACAGGCTATTACAGACCCTGTAGTTCTAGCGGCTTTAGCGGCTGCTGCTGGCGGTGGATTATTAAGTGGTGCGGCTGGTGCGGGAGGAACTGCTGCTTTAACTGCGGGTGAACTTGCGGCACTAGACTTAGCACTTGGCGGTGCTGGTGGAACTACTGGCGCAACTTCTCTTGCAACCTCATTAGCTACTGGTGCTGATGTCGCAACACTGACAAACCTTACGGGTGGTAGTGGTCTTTTAACAGGTGAAGCCGCTGGAATTACGGCTCAATCAGTGGCTGATAAGTTAGCGGCTGACGCTGCTGCTCAAGCCGCTGCTGATGCTGCTGCAAAAGCTACTGCTGACTTAGCTGCTGCCAAGGCTACTGCGGACGCTGCGGCTGCCAAGGCTACTGCTGATGCTGCAGCGGCTAAGGCGGCTGCGGATGCTGCTGTTGGTGCTGATGTGGCTACCAAAGCTGCCGCTGATGCTGCTGCCGCCAAAGCTGCGGCTGATGCGGCTACTGCAAAAGCGGCTGCAGATGCTGCTACTGCTAAAGTTGCTGCTGATGCTGCTGCGGCTACTACTCTTGGAACTACTGGCTTAACTGCAACTGAACTTGCGGCATTAGATATAGCAACTGGTGGTGCTGGTGGTACTGCGGGTGCTACAACTCTTGCAGATGCATTAAGTACAGGTGCTAATGTTTCCACGTTAACAAATTTAACAGGTGGTAGTGGCTTACTAACGGGTGCAGCAGCTGGAATTACAGCGGAATCTGTAGCAGCTAAGTTGGCTGCTGATGCTGCAGCTCAAGCTACGATTGCCGCTAATGCGGCTACGGCTAAAGCGGCTGCGGATGCGGCTACTGCGAAAGCTACGGCTGATGCTGCTAGGGCGGCTGCGACTACTGCTGCGACTACTACGGGAACTGGTCTTACTGCTGCACAAATTGCTGCTTTGTTATCTGGTGGTCTTAATACTGGTGCAGGTTTGTTACAACAACAGACATCTGCTGCAGCGGCTGCCAAAGCGCAAGCATCAATTGATGCTGAGACTGCTGCGGCTAAACTTGCGGCTCAGTTTAAACCAGTAGGAATGACTACACGATTTGGAACTTCACAATTCCAAGTCGATCCAAAGACAGGTCAATTGATTAGTGCGGGTTATACCTTAAGCCCTGAGGCTAAAAATGCCCAAGATCGCTTAGTTAAGTTGGCTGAGTCTGGTCTGTTACAAGCTGAAAGTGCACAAGCTCAATTTGCTCCTTTACTAACAGGCGCACAAAGTCTTGCTAATTTAGGTCAAGGCTATTTGAATGCTCAAACTGATCCTAGATTAGCGCAAATTGCATCTCAGTATTTAGGTCAATCTCCTGAGAGCCAACGCTTAACTGCGCTTGGCGGTGACTATTTAACTCAATCTGCAGAAAGCAAAGCTCTAACTGCACTTGGAAGTAAGTATTTAACTGAGTCATCAGACAATCAACTTCTAAGTGCGCTTGGTAGAGGCTACTTGACACAGTCACCAGAGAGCCAACGATTAACTGCCCTTGGAGGCCAATACCTTGCTCAGTCACCTGAACAAGTGGCTCAAAACTATCTAAATCAACAGATGGCTTTGTTGCAACCAGGCAGAGAGTTAGAGTTGGCTAACTTGCAAAACAGACTCCAACAACAAGGCCGTGGCGGTTTGTCAGTTGCCCAAGGTGGGACTATGGGTGCTACCACTCCTGAATTACAGGCTTTGTTTAACGCTCGTGCGCAACAAGAAGCTCAATTGGCTGCTGCTGCTCAACAAGCTGGTCAACAACAAGTTCAGTTTGGTGCTGGCTTAGTTGGCACTGGACAACAGCTTGGGATTCAGGGCCAACAGTTTGGTTCTAGTTTATTAGGCACTGCTCAACAACGTGCAATTGAAGGCCAACAATTTGGGTCTAATTTAATTGGAGCGGGTCAGCAATTAGGAATTCAGGGTCAACAGTTTGGCTCTAACTTGATTGGCACAGGTCAACAGCTAGGCATACAAGGTCAACAATTTGGCATGGATACTTTGGCCAGACAACAGGCTTTAGAGCAACAAAGAATTGGTTTTGGCTCTGGATTATTAACCCAAGGTGCTGGGCTTATGGGTCAATACTATGGTGGTCAGCAAGCCGCTTATTCTCCATATACAAATGCTATGGCACAGATTCAAGCACTTGAGGCTTCGGCACAACAACCATTTAACATGAGTGCTGCTCTTGCTCAACAATCTGCTCAAGCGGGTGCTAATGTAGGTCGTTTAGGTCAGGCTGGTGCTGAGTTTAGTACTCGATTGGCTACTGGCCCTGCGGCAACCACTAACCCTTATTCAACATTGTTAAGTGGTTTGGCTAATTCAAATGTATTTGGCGGCTTATTTGGATAAGGATTTATCATGGCAGAAAATATCGTAGCGAGTTTGTTTGGTCTAACCCCACAAATGTATGGTGAGCAACAGCGCAGAAGTGCTTTGCAAGAGGGTATTACTCTTGCTCAACTAGACCCTGCGGCTCGTGGTGCGGCAATGACCTATGCGGGTGCTAGAGGGCTTGGTAACGCTATTGGTGGTGCTTTTGGAATAGAAGACCCACAACTAAAGATGATTAGTGCTAGAAACGCTGTTGCTCAACAGATAGATCAGAGTAATCCTGAATCAATCTTGCAAGGTGCTCAGATGTTGGCACAAGCGGGCGACCAACAAGGTGCTATGGCTTTAGCTCAATATGCTCGTCAAGCACAAAGTGAGATGGCCTTAATGCAACAGCGGCAAGCTGCAGGTCAGGCGTCTTTAGCTCAAGCTACTCGTGAGCGTCAACAAGCAGTCCCTAAAGAAATTGTGATTGCTAATGAGAAAGCTCGGATTACAGATCAACTTGACCAACTTCGGATGCAAGAGTCTACGCCAGAAAATACTCGTGCAAGTCGCATACTTACAACACAACTTGCTGAACTGGATAAGTTAGATGATAGGTCTAAGAAGACTGTTGTCGTTGGCAATGCTTTGATAGACATGGCTACTGGTGCAGAAATCTATAAAGGCCCAGATACTCAGAAATACTCTGAGTTTGCTAAAACATTGATTGATGCAGGTTTGACACCAGGCACTGAACCTTTCCAAAAACGTATGCTTGAATACGCAACTAAAAAGGTTGAGGGGGCTGGTAAAGGCACTGGTAACGTCACTATTGGCGGTATCAATGTTGATACTGGTGAAGCGGCTAAAAAGGCTGGTGCAATTATCGGCACAAATGTAGCAAATATTGAAAATCAATTTTCTTTGCAAACCGCCTATACAGATGCTATTGCCTTGTTAGATCAGGGAATCTATGGTGGTGCTATTGGCCCTGAAAGACAATTCATAGCTAAATATACTGGTATTGGTAGCCCACAAAAAGTACAAAATACTGAAGTATTTATGGCTAACATTGGTGAGATTGTTATTCCTCGTTTGGTGCAGTTTGGTGGCAATGACTCTAATGAAGAACTTAAATACTTGCAAAACGTTGTTGCTGGCAATCAAAGACTTGAACCTGAGTCAATGAAACGTATTCTAAAGAGTGCAGAAAAGAAAGTGCAAAACAACATCAAACGTTTGGCTTTACAAACACAAGCGGCTGAAGGTGGTACTAAATTGCCAATTAGCCCTGTTGTTACACCAACACAAACGCCAACAAAACGTTTGAACCCGCAAACTGGCAAAATTGAGAACATAAAAGGGGATTGATATGGCTATCTATGTTCAAGTAGGAAAAGATGTAATTGAGTTTCCAGATGGAATGTCTGATGCTGAAATAGAACAAGCTATTGCTGGAAATGCTCCTCAAGCAAAAGCTCCTTCATCTGGGTTCTTGATGGGTTTAAAAGACCCTATCACTGCTGGCGCACAGATGATTCCTCGTGCTCTAGGTGCTGTAACTAGTTTAGGTGGCACAAAACCTAACTCCTTGAGTGAGTTGCTTTACAAAGAAGCAAAACGTGTAGATGAGATGGCTAAAGCTGAAGAGCAAAGCTATCAAGCACAACGTGCAAAAGCAGGAGAATCTGGATTCGATGTAGCTCGTTTGGGCGGTAATATTCTTAATCCTGCTAGTCTTGTCCCTGCGGCTCGTGTAGCTCAATTAGCTAGGGCTAGAGGTCTATCTAATGTTGGTCAAGCAGTGGCTGGTGGTGCTGTTGGCGGTGCTATGCAACCTGTGGTTGGAGAAGGCACATTTGGTGAGCAAAAGACTGAGCAAGTTGTTTTGGGTGGAGTTACTGGCCCTATTGGTGAAAAGGTTGTTGCGGGTGCAGGTCGAGTTCTTAATCCATTAGTCTCCAAAGCAGAGAAAACAATGCGAGACCTTGGTGTGACTCCTACTACTGGTCAAACCCTTGGTGGTCAATTTAAGACTATCGAAGAGTTTGCTCAGAACTTACCTTTGATTGGTTCAAGCATTGAAAACGCTAGACAACGAGTGTTATTTGACTTTAACAAAGGCGTGATTAACAAGGCACTTCAAAAGGTTGATGACAAGTTACCTGCTGAAGTTGTTGGTCGTGATGCTATTGCTTATGCTTCGGATGAAGTATCTAAAAAGTACGATGATGTTTTGTCAAAAATGTCGTTTGATTTAGACTTTGCAACAACAAGCAATATTCTTGGCTCTTTAAGTAAGGCCAAGAGTTTGTCTCCAGATCAAAGACAACAGATTACCGAAACTTTGAATGACATTGTGTTTGGAAAGTTTTCTGGACAAAAGATTGATGGTCAGACATACAAGGGTATTGAGTCTGATTTACGCAAGAAAGCAAGTAACTATGCCAACAGTGCGACTGCCTCTGAGCGTGAGGTTGGAGAGGCTTTAACCGATGTTCTTGGGGCTATCAAGAAAGAATTGTATTCACAGAATCCAAAGCAAACATCTAAGTTACGCAGAATAGATAGTGCTTACAGTGATTTGTCTGTTATCAATGTAGCTGCGGCTAACTCTGGTGCTGATAATGGTGTGTTTACGCCAAAACAATTCTCTACTGCTGTTCGACAACAAGACCAAACAAGACGCAAAACATCGTTTGCAAAAGGTCGTGCTAAAGGACAAGAAGTATCTGATGCGGCAGTCCAAGTCCTTGGCGATACTGCTAGATCAACTTTAGAGGGTCGTATTGCGGCTTCTACTCTTGGTGGATTTGGATTGTTATCTCAACCTCAAGTAGCAATTCCTGCTGTGATGGCTGTACCTCCCGCTTATAGCCAAGGTGGACAATCATTTATTGATGCGTTGTTGCGTAACCGCCCAGAATTACTGCAACGTGTAGGCGGTATGCTTTCTCAGCAATCTGCGCCTATTGGTTCAGTAGTTGCGCCAAGTGCTGTTGGACAGTACAACTTATCTGAGAGAAGGTAATGAAAGACGGGCTGTTTGCTATCTCAGTAGCAGCCCTTCTTCTTTGTTTTGTAATCTTTTGTAGCTATATTATTGTTTGGGCATTTCCGTGATCGCCTTTCTCTTGGCGGCAACCATAGAGTACCGATGTATTAAATGGACTTGGACTGGTGATGTTTACAACCGAAGAGTTGTTTGCATTAAGTGGGAGAGAAAGAAATGATTGATCCGATTTCGGCTCTAGCTGGCATACAGTCAGCAATCAGCATGGTCAAGAAGGCAGCAAATGTTGCCCAAGACTTAGGCTCACTTGCGCCCATGATTGGTAAGCTATTTGACGCTAAGTCTGTAGCTACAAAAGCCATGCTTCAGGCTAAACAGTCTGGCAAAGGCTCAAACATGGGGACTGCCCTCCAGATTGAGATGGCACTAGAACAGGCCAGAGCATTTGAAGAAGAGTTAAAGATGCTCTTCATGCAGACAGGAAAGATTGACGTTTGGCAGAAGATTAAAGCCCGTCAAGCAGAGATGGACTTGGCAGATGCTAAAGAGATAAGTGCTTTAAAGAAAGCAGAGAAAGCAGCCAAACAAAAAGAGCAAGAACAACTAGAGATTGGCTTGGCAATTGGTGGAATCTGCTTTGTTCTGTTCCTAGTCTTTGTTGGTGTAAATGAGTTGATGACATTCTGTGAAGCAACAAGAAGGTGTGGTCGGTGAATGAGTATCAGAAAACCTTTGACTTGTGCCTCAAGATATTCGTTTACGGGGTAGTGGCTTTGTATTTCTTGGGTTTTCTGAAGTTCTTACCTGATGATCTGTCTGACAGAATTGTCAATCTTCTACTTGGAAAGGTTGGTCTTGGTAAATGAAATATGCTCTGATTTTTATAGCACTTATGCTATCGGGATGCTTAGATGAGAGGTATCGCTATTTTTGCCAAAACCCAGATAACTTCCATGCTGAACCATGTCAAAAACCTAGATGCCAATTCACTCAGACTTGTCCTGAGTACTTAGTAGCACCAATTTTGGAGAAAAAGATTGACGAAGTTAAACCTAACAACTGAAGAGATTGAGGTAAGAATTTGGGGGTTTGTTGTGATTGCGGTCACACTTATCCTCATGTTTATTGTTGCTGCTTTGCTCTATTCTGTCACGTTCGTGACTCAGCCAATCAAAAGCATGGCCCCGATTGACCAAGCCTACACCAAGATGCTGAACGACATTGTTCTGCTAATCGTGGGCGGTATCGGTGGAGTTATTGGTAAACGGGCTATGTCAAGTGCCGCTAGAGCGTTTAATCCTCCAACGCAACCAATGTGTCAACCAATGGGTTATGGAGGCTCTATGGGCGGTTTTAACTCGTCCTATGCCCCTCCGCAATCTGCGTATGGTTTGCCTAGTCAACCATTTGGTGCTATGCCTGTCTGGAAGAACCCAGAGTTGGATGAATCTTGGACACCTGGCCCTCCTCCGACTACCCCTCCTGACCACCTAGAAGATGACCAAGAGCGTGAAGAATTGGCTCAAGCAAGAAAAGAGGCTGAATAATGTTTCCAATCCCTCTCCCGTGGCTTATTGTGGGTGCTTTGGTATCTCTCTTTGGTACATACCAAGTTGGACACCACTATGGGTGGCTAGAACGTGATGGCGACATGAAGATTGCCATTGCTAAAAAGAATGATGAAGCTCGTTTAATTGAGCAAAACATGACTGAAAAACTTTCTCAACAATCTGCCAAACTTCAGGAAGCCAATGATGCTATCAACAAAAAAACTACTGCTCTTGCTGTTGCCAATCGTGCTGGCAAGTTGCGCCTCTGCCCCTCAAGTAACGTACAAACCACCACAAATACCGCCTCTACCAGCGCAGATACAAAAGCAACCAGTGAACCTGACAGACCGACTAATGAACCTTCTGATGCCGAAAGAGCAACAATCGATGCCATCGCAGAAATAGTTGCCCAAGGGGATAAGAATACTGTCGCTTTGAATGCTTGCGTAGACTCGTATAACCAGATGAGAGACCTGTTGAATGATAAACGCTGAACAACTTAAACAACTTCACATTGGTGCGGAGTGGGTAGATGCCCTGAATGCCACTTTTGAGCGTTTTGACATTATGAATCCCCTTAGAAAAGCGGCATTTATAGGGCAATGCGCTCACGAATCAGGTAATTTTAAACTTCTATCAGAGAATTTGAACTATCGTGCAGAGGCTTTGCAGAAGTTATGGCCTAAAAGGTTTGATGCTGCCAAGGCACAGGCTTGCGCTCGTAATCCTAAGTTGATTGCCAATACTGTTTACTCAAATCGTATGGGTAACAGGGATGAGGCTTCAGGTGATGGGTATCGTTTCCGAGGCAGAGGATGTATCCAATTGACAGGCCATGCAAACTATTTTCATGCAGGTCAGGCTCTAGGGGTGGATTTTGTGATGCAACCTGAGTTGGTGGCGACTCCAATGTACGCCGCTCTGACCGCAGGGTGGTTTTGGGATGTCCAAAAGCTGAACCAATACGCTGATAACAAAGATTACAAAACTTTAACAAAGAAGATAAATGGCGGTTTTATAGGGCTAGAAGACCGCATAAAGCACATAGATCACGCCTTACTTGTGTTGGCTTCTTAAATAAAAATGTCATAAATACTGTATAAGGTGTTGAAATGCCTAACATTCCTACACCAGAAGATGCAAAACTTTTCGCACAAAGTGTCAGAAAGTGGCAGCAAGTTCTTAGTCTGGGTGATTGGAGAATTGAAAAAGGAAGTAAACCAGCAAAGGCTGCTATGGCTTCTGTTGAGTTTAATACTTCTGCTCGATTGGCTACTTACAGAC